AAATGGATCCAAAAGAACTAGAAGCGCTATTAGCTTCAGTTGCAGAAAAAACTGCGAGTACAATTGTAGCTGCTCAAGCTGCTCAAGAAGAGAAAGCTCGTGCGGCTGCAGAACTAGCGGTTAAAGCTACTGCAGATGCTAATGCTCTCGCGGAAAGAATTAACGTAGCCGTTGTTACCGGCGCAGAAAGATTAGTTGCAGACATTGAAAAGCGTTTCGCAGCTAAGAACTCTGACCTAGAAAAGATCGTTAACGAACTAAAAAGCGAAATCGCTGAAAAATCAACCGAAATCCAAAGCATTAGAGAATCAAAGCGTATCTTCTCCGAAAGAGGAAACTCCGACTGGAAAGCTGCCTTTAAGAAAGATCTAGACGATGCGTATGTATTGGGTCTAGCTACTAACAAAAATTGGATGGATACTAAGTTTGGTAAAGATCTTATTAATAAGGTTAATACTCAAGCCGGTGTTGAAGTATCATCTGCTGACTTCGAACAGATCGTTTCTACTAATATCGAACGAGATATTCAAAACGAACTCGTGCTAGCTCCTCTATTTAGAGAGATTCAAATGAATGCTGCTAGTATGATTCTTCCTATCTTGCCAGATGCAGGATATGCTGAATTTACTGCTAACCAAACGGCTAGTGGTATTTCTAAGTCAAAAGGTAACTTAGATCCAAGAAGCAATGCTTATGGTTCAGCATACCTTGGTGTTACGATGAACGAACGTATCCTAACCACCAAGAAACTAATTTCAAGAAGCTATATTGGTAACGAAACAGAAGAAGATGCGATTCTACCAATTCTTCCTTTAATTCGTGAAAGCATGGTACGCTCACACGCACGTGCAGTAGAATCTTCAATCCTAGTTGGTGACCACGCTGACGGTCCATTTGGTACTGGTGGCGCGTCTTACGCAGGGCTTATAGCCATTGCGGACACAGACAACAACCAATCGTTCCTAACAGGTAACCTAGCTACTTCTGTTATGACAGCTCTACAACTATTAGGAGCTCGTAAGAATCTAGGCAAGTACGGGGTACGTGCGGAAGATGTAATTTACATCGTTAGCCAACAATCATACTTCGAACTTCTGGAAGACGTAGAATTCCAAGATATGAACCTAGTTGGAAATCAAGCTACAAAAGTTAGTGGTCAAGTTGGCCAAGTATTCGGGAGCAGAGTAATAATTTGCGACGAATACAAAGCTAAGACTAACAGCGTATTCTGCGCAGCCGCAGTTTATACACGTAACTACATTCGTCCTCGCCTCCGCGGCCTGACTGTAGAATCTGACTATCTAGTTGAAGACCAACGTCGAGTTCTAGTTGCATCGCAACGTCTTGGTTTCATCGACCTGATAGACAGTGCGACTTCTATCCGAGCTCTACAATACCCAGCTACCTAATATATGATAGCTCTATAAGGGGAGCTTGCTCCCCTTATTATCATGATAATAGATAACGGTTTTCTAAACATAGTCGGACTCGCTCCAATTGTTTACAAGTTGGTTAACTCTATGGATTTAATAACTATAACTGATTACAAAGTATTATTAGGTATCACCGGCGTAAAAGACGATGAGAAACTTAATATGCTTATACCATCTATTAGCCAACTCGTAAAAAATTATTGCAATAATACTATTATTGACTACTTTAGCACTGAATACACGGAAGTATTTAACATTCAATGGTCTACCTATACTGTACAGTTAAGGTTTAGCCCTATAGTTTCTGTTACAGGAGTTTACACAAGAATTGCTCCTGACGATGTATATGAACTACTAGTGGCCGATACAGATTACTGGGTAGATAATGTATCAGATAGTATATTTAGAATTGATGCAACCGGAAGATACATGGACTGGCCCACAGGTACGGGCGCGGTAAAAGTTATATATAGATCAGGGTACAGTTCGGCGCCGCAAGACTTAAAATTAGCAGTAGCTGATCTAATAACTTATTATTTAAAAGACGAAAGAAAAGATAGACGTACACTAGGAGCAGCATCTATATCATATGCCCCTAATGCAGATGACGGCAGTTTCCCAGACTATATTAAAAGAGTACTCGATATCTATAGACTATGACTGATACTTGGATGTCTATAGGCAAGAAGATGAACGACGATCTGACTGCTAGGATGAAAGTAGAAAGAGACCTATTAGAAAATCAATTAGGTACTATATACGTGGCAGATAGAGGTGAGATAAAAATTGCAGCTCACAGTTTATTTTCCAGCGCTTCGATGACCGAACTTCTAAGAGACAAAAGTTCTGCAGGTAAAAGCAAAGCCTCTAGATTAGCTGAAGATAAATTAATAGAACTTACAAAACTACACGCTACTGAAGCAGCTGCCGCAGCTAAAGGAACGTTAGTAAGTAAAAGAGTTAGAGGGGAAGGATTAATTATGGGGATAGACCCCCATACTAAGGAACAAAGATTACCGGAAAATAGATGGCAACAAATACATAATTTAATTAAAGTATTTGAAAAAGAAGGTAAATTAGCTGGAGAAGCTTATATAGTACTAGACCACAATCAGATTCAAAAACTACAGAAGAAAATAGTAGATGATCTATATAAGTGGGCTACAAGCGATACAAATGAATTGTTTGTGCAGCCTACAGGTGAGAAAAATATAAAAGGTAAAGAGACAACATTAAAGCGTTCTTTTTATCTTCTTAATACTAAAGGGGAAGCGGGGGCACAAAGAATAGTACAGGGGGGACACGGAGCTGGAGCAGGCGTATCTGTAGCACAAGTAGCAGCGGGAAGATATTTAAGAGAGACAGGGCTGAAGGCCCTAGATACCGGGGACACAGCACTAGCGGGAGAGGCTAACCTTTTATTTAAGCAGCTTAATGTAGCTTTTACAGATAATGTAGACCCCACAACAACAGACCTGAGTAAGTTAAGTACCTATAGATTAGACGAAATTGCGTTAAGAGGGGTACATAACCACTTTTATGACGACTCAGGGAGACATAAAGAAAACTTTGTAACTATTGTTAGTTTTCAGTCATCCGGCAATAATAACTTCGATTCCAGAAGAGAGAAGGCACTAGTAAAATACTTGAAAGATTGGTTATTAAAAAACTTTGTTACTAAGTATGATCCTTCTAAGCCTTATTCTCCCTCTTTAAATGATAGAGTTTTATCCATACTAACTTATGGACTTTCTAAGGAATTAAAAAAGGCCAGAGTAAAAGGCTCTGTAAAAGCTGAATCTGTTATTAAAGGTATGACAGAGTGGAACGAGATTTCAAAGGTTAAAATCGGTCAAAGAGTAAATACTGAAAAACTTAAGATAAAAGTAAAGAAGGGAGCAGTAACTCAACAAGCTAGACCTGCTCCTAAAGATAAACCCGCAATCAATGCGCTACAGCTACTAGCTTATATTAATTCTAGATTGCCAGGAACAGTAAGAAGTAACATGGACGCGCCTAGATTACAAAATAGAACAGGTAGATTTTCAGAAAGCACGCGAGCTACAGACGTTCAAATTACAAATCGTGGATTCCCAAGTATAGGGTACACGTACGAAAAATCTCCTTATCAAGTGTTTGAAATGGGAGTAGGGAAACAACCGTGGGCAACCCCTGATAGAGATCCTAGGTCTTTAATAGATAAGTCTATAAGGGAAATAGCAGCTCAACTTTTTATAGGTAGAATGTATACTAGGAGAATGTAATTGGAACGTTTATATACCACTAGAAGACTTAGCATAGTAAATGCTTTAGTAGAAAAGTTTAAGAATATAAATGGCACTTCTAATTACTTAAATGATGTTGCTGGTAATGTTTTCCCTAGAATGAAATACTGGGATGAAATAGAAGAGTTCCCTACTATATGCGTAAGTGCTGGGGGAGAATTAAGACAGTATCAAGGGGGAGGCTTTAAAGATAGATTTCTAACTTTAAATATAACTTGTTATGTAAGTGAAGAGGACCCCGTACAAGCTTTAGAATCTTTACTGGAAGATGTAGAGACCAGTATAGAAGAAAACAGTAGGTTAATGTATACGGATCGTTTAGGTAATGAATCTTATACTATAATGATATCAATATCGAGTATCGACACAGACGAGGGAGTAATGGCTCCTTTAGGAATCGGCTCCATATTGTGTGAAGTAAGGTATTAACTTCTTTTTTGAGTCTCAAAAAGAAGATAGAAATGACGAGGCTCGACGCTGAGAAATCAGTTAGGAGATAAAAATGGCAGAAATACTACAACTTAGTAGAAATACTAAAGTGTATATTAAAGATTTACAGTCTGACGCAGTAGGTAACAGTCAAATGTGGGAAATCCCAGTATTAGACGGTTACTCCTTTAGTCAGGCTACAGAAGCATCTGAAGTTACTTTGCTAGAAGCAGCAGATGTTAACAATACCAGTAGAAGAGGTAAGGCGGTATTTAATACTGCGCTAGCCCCAGTAGAGTGGAGCCTATCTACCTATGTACGACCTTTCAAGTCGCAAGGAACACATACACTTAATACCGGTAAAGCAGATAACGGTGCAAACAATATGCACTTGGTCGACGAGCCACTTTGGGCTTATTTTTCTGCAGGAAGTCATATTACGTTTATTAATCCTAATAGCACAACTAATGCTGCATGGTCTAACGGTTTTGTTACCTCTAACTCAACTAGTGAGTTAATTACTTTCGCTCAATCAAATAAAACAGCGCTTAGAACTTTTGAACTGTACTTCGTGCTAGGAGCCTCCGCTCCAGGTGCTGCAGGCCCGTATACTACATATAAGCTAGTAGATGCCTGTGTGAACTCAGCTACAATTGATTTTGATATCGAAGGTATTGCGATGGTGCAGTGGTCAGGATATGCTAAAAATATCGTAACC